CTTCTCCAGCGAAAGTATTTCCAGCATATCAATGATGTTATTGATGCTGTGCTGAAGGGGGCTGTATGCTCGGGCACCCGAAGCCAGTTCTGGCTCGTACATATGCAAAACTGCATTGGCTGGAACCTCACGGCTAGAGCCGTCAGAACGCAGGACATTATAGTAAACGGGGGCACCGTAAGGGCCGAACATGATACCGTCCACCATGCCAGGAGGCGGAGAACCAGAGGCGGCGTTGCCGACACGGTGAGATTCGATGACTTGCAGTTTAGGGGCACCGCCTGGGCCACGGGTCTTGATGATGAAGCACTCGCCGTCACGATCCATCAAGCGGCAGATAATGTGCTGAAGTTCAAAGAACGAATAGCGACCCGTAATGTCCGTGTTCTTGGACGCCCATTCACGGAAGTAAATGTCGGCAAGGTTATCCCACATTTCATCACCAGACTCGGCTTGTGCCTTGATGCCCGAACCGACCGAATAAAGTGCCATGTCACCAATGGCCTGTCTGATAAGTCCCGCATTGAGTTCCAAGTACCGCATCCTGCGGGTCGTCTCCATGCGGTCGAACACCGTCATGGTTTTCTTGAAATCCTGCGGCCAGGATGACCAAATCCAACTACGCTTGTTGGAGAACTTTGCGGACTCGAAGTTACTGAAGATGCCAGGGCCAGCGGACGCCTGCTTCTTTAGGGCTGGGCTGACCGTAACGCCTGGGGCAATCTTTGGAACTCTAGACGCCTTGATGGGCGAATCTTTCTTGGTGGGTTTCTTACGCATTACATCGAACGGAAATTATTGAGGCCGTTATAAACACGCACCCTATCGACAGCCCCATACTTCTGGGGGTCTTTAATCTGCAAAGCATAACGAGACTCGACAAGAACCGTAGTGATGTCGATAGGCCAACCCTTGACCACGGAGGTACCCGAATCCGAGTATTCCATCATGGTTTTGCCTTCTTTGAGCAAGGCAACTGCTCGGGCAACAATGTCCTCAATGTCCTGTACGGACAAAATAGTGAAAATACCAGTTGCTCTAGCCATTTGGAATTAGCCCGATGTAAAGGGGTCTGCGGCCCACTCATTTGCATCACCAGAGCCACCACAGCACGACACGCCACCGAGTGAACCGCAGACTTGATTGGACTGTGCCCCACCTGGCAGGAAGGTCAAGCGGTTTCTGCTTCCACGGCAGGTTTTTCTTCGGCTACGGTTGCCCCCTTGTTTTTGCCCTTACCGATGATTTTGGACATCATGGCGAACAGGATACCCTGCACCTCGCAGTCCCACAAGTGATTGGCTCGATCCCCGATGGGGAGCCAAATGGGGGTGCCTGCGTTGTTCTTGGTGCGATGCTCGGACTGCATCTGCTTGCGGTACTCGTCCCCAAAATCTTCGGGGTAAGTGTGGGCACCAGCCCTCCGCAGGCGGGAAAGGGCGTCCTTGAACACCAAGTTGGAATACAGGAACAGTTTGCAAGACTGGGCACCGACCTGGATTACCTTGGAGCGAGAGTATGGACGATAGGCGACCTTGATGCCGTAGGGAGTCTGGACACGCCATGCGAACTCATTTTGACCAGCACCTTTGGTAGCGTTCCATCCGTATTTTGAACAAGTACGATAAACGGCATCAGTATTCGGGCCGTCACCCGAGTCCAGAAAGACGAAGAAATTGGATACATCATGCTTGAGTTGGAAAGCCCGTAGTTCGTCCTCGGTGGCCAAGAACGCCCATTCCTTGCCTCGGCTCTTGCCGTCCGTTGCCCAGCGGCGGACGATGGCGTAGTAGCCGTTGCGTTGCACATCGACATTGAGCGAGCGTAGCCAAGCGAACTGCTTGGACTTCTTGTGTTCTTCGGTGATCGGGGCTGGCACCATCTTGCCATCGACCATCGCCGCTTCGTCCGTCCATTCGTCCGACATCTTGTAACCGCTAGGCAGGATTTCGCCGCCATCCTCGTCTGGGTTCTCGACCCAAGACTCTGCCAGACGCTTTTGCTTGAACTCAATGCGAGCCGTCTCATCCCCGTGTTCATCGTATGCACGCTTGGCGTTAATAGCCTCCTCTGCCAAGTCACCCCAGGACAGACCCCATTGGCCGCACAGCGAGTTCCAATGGAAGCCAACTATGCCCTTCGGTGCCGAAGTGTTCATGGGCACATACGCCGCCTTGAGGTTCATCTCTTGGCGTACGGCGAAGGAGTCATCGTGCATATGGCCGCACGACTTGCACTTGTATTTGATGCCCTTCTTGACGGCCTCGATGTCCCAGCCGCCACCGCCCTTGGCGTCCTCTGGGTAAATCAACTGCGTCCACTCGTACGGCTGTTGGGTGTCGCAGGCAAGGCAACGAAACATCCACTCACGGCGGTCGGAGGTGTTCCAGAGGTTCGTGATGTCATCGCCTTCCACGCCGCCTTGCGAAATGAACACGGACTTGCCGTTCCATGTGAAAGCGGTGCGGCGGCGTTGGGCTTCACCGAGGTGACCCTTCTTCCACGACCACACTTCGTCCCCGCCCAGGAAGCGGATGGAACGGCGTTGGAGATTTCGTTTGTTGTCAGCACCCAGCACCCACATCGTGCAACGCTGGAACTGGTGCGTGTGCCAGTTGGACTTCTCGGTGTTGCTGATCTTCGACTTTGCCGCAGGGGTCGCTTCCCAGATAGGACGCAGGCGGTTGGCCTGCCAATCCTTGGCGTTCAAGTCCACATCCTGCAAGAGCAGGGTCGGCCCTGGGGTGCGTGCGGCGATGAAGGCTGACCAGAGTTCAAGCAGGGTGGACTTACCCATCTGAACGGCACCGAACACCACGATGGTGTGTATCTCTGGGTCAGTCATCGCCCGCAGGACAAACGAAAGGTACGGCGTTGACTCAACACGAAACGCTCCAGGCATCGGCCCTGGCATATTCTTCACATTGGCTTCCAACCAATCCACGATGTCCCCATCTGGGTCTGGGGCCAGCATCGCACGCAAATGCGACTCGTAGATGTCCGCCGTCTCGTCCATTACATTCCGCACATTCCTTCACACTCGGATTTGAAATCGAAACCAAGTTGACCAGCATCCTTGTCCGTAAAATCAACTTCATCAAGCGGCTTGCAGGACTTGTGGAGATACACTTCGATGCGTAAGCCACCAGGGTTCTCATTCTGGAGACGCCTATATGTCCTATCAAACTCCACGGCCTTCTGGAAATGCTCTGGGTCTTGTTCCTTCAATCGACGCCATTCATCGTCATCGTGGAATGGGCAATAGTAGCAAGCAGACCGAGGGGGTTCTGGATACCCGTTCTTCTTCATCCATTCAAGACAATGTGCCCGAGTCATCCGCTTCTCAACCAATGGCCAGCGAGGTTGTTGCCAAGGATTAGACATTAACTTCATGCGTTGCATCTCGTCATAGGAGATGCCAATCCATGATGTAACTGTAAGTTCTTTTTGACCGTGTTTGATTTTGCAACGGCTACGAATCTCCTTCGTGATCGGTGCAATCTTAAAGTCAGCCGTACAAGCCCGTCCAAGTGCCGCCTTTACTTCGCCATGTTGAGTAAGTCCAAATACAGGGATGTTTGAACGCAGATAGGTCATTGGCTTGTCTGAATACTTGCACTTTTCCTTTACACGAATCTTTAAAACACTTTCGGTAAGGCTACCCTTGGTCACTCGGATGACGGGAAAAGGCAACTGCGTCTCAAGCCAATCCAACCATTTGTAAACGCTGGTCGGCTCGGCTTGCGTGTCGGCAAACACGGCGAAGTCTGGCATGGGGGTAATTTCCCCACGGGCCGCCATCAACGCAAGGCATGACGATTGCACGCCAGCACCGAGGTTTAGGACATTGTATTTGGTTTGGGGTGGTGGTTCGAAGTAACTCATTCTTCGGTATCATCGACTTCTTCCGTGGCGTTGTCAACCTCCGTTGGGTCGATGTCCGTCTGCGGCATCTTGATTTCTTCCTCGGACTCGGCCACCGCTTCGGACACTCGTGAGAGGATACGGGTCATCTCCTCGTCAACGGCTTTCAACGCACGCCCAGGGTGGTCTGGGTTCGCCCGTGACGCCACCTTGGTGCCTAACTGGGTCAGTTCGTTGCGGAGGTTCGTCAGAATCTTCCCGAAACGCTCGATGGCCGTCTGCGTGCGGATGAACTCACGGGAGGCGATCTGTCGGGCATGGAGTTCCTTCTCCATCGTGATGAGTGTCTTGACCAACTTGTCGTAGGTCGAGTAGGACTTGCTGGCGTCTGGCGAATCGTTGGCAAGGTCATCGAGGTACTTGCGGTGGGCCAGAGCCTTGAGTTCCCGCTGACGCTCAACTGTCTCGTTGAAGTCCTTGTCTCCCGTGACGGCGGCTTGCGTTCCACCCCGCACCGCCCGTCTCGACATGACCCACGACTCGGCGGACTCGATGGAGTCGATGGGCATCCCTTGGGTGATGTAGGCGTTGACCAACTGCTTGGAGATGCCAAGCCGTCCAGCCAAGTCGATGGGTCGCAGTCGTTCGCTCATTTCTTCTTCTTCAGCCTCGCACAAGCGTAGTCGGACTTCATATACACCGAGGGCGGTAAGCCCAACTTACGCTGGATGGTCTTTACCCGCAGGCTGATCGCCGCCCGAGTCAAGGAGTGTTCTTTTGCCAAGGCCGTCATGTTCGGCTGGCCAGGCATCCCGATAGCCAAGAAGATGCAAGTCGCCTGCAACCTGTTCTCGGGGTGCTCGCTGTCGCCCAGCACCGAGACAATCTTGGCGATGATGTCTAACACCTCATCCTTCGTGTAGTTGCGGTCGGTCATGTGCGTTTCGGGTTCAAGGTAATAGTCCTCGGGTCGATACTCACGCCGTTGGATGGAGTCCACATTGTAGCCTCTCGGCCCATGTTGCATCTTGGTGTCGCTGTCGTAGCCGTCCTCCTTGTCGGAGTCCACATAACGATAGGCCAGCCCGATGCCGCTGGATGATGGACGCTTTGGGTCAAATCCTGTCTCCGCCAAAACAGCCTTTTGCTCGGGCGTGCATTTACGCCACCACACGGTATAAACCTGTAACATATCAATTTTCATTTTTTGATAAGTTCCTCCACCTTCGACACAACCGTTAGCATGATGGCCGCTTCCGCCATAATCTTGTCGGCGATCGCCGAGTCGTCCGTGTTGTACGCCCGTATCAAGTGCCGCACCGCTACACGGCGAAGTTCGTCCAAGTCGGCACGAATGTCGTTGGGGAACCTGTCGGGATGGAAGTCGCAGATCAATCTGACTCCGACATATGACTGCTTTCGCCCAACCGTCAACAGGTCAAACCGAGTGCCGTACGAAATACAAGTTGTCGTCCGTTTGGCCAATCATCCCCAGACGCTGGGCAGACCGCACCATGTTCCAAGCCGCCTTCTTGTCCATCGGCTCGCCGTAGGTTTCTGTCCACAGCAAGGCCAACGCATCTCGCAGTTCGTGCGGTCGCATAGGCTCGGTCGGAATCATATCGAACACCGCCTGGATGAGCCGCCCCCTCTCCTCCGCCTTCGCCCCCCTCGCCGCCGTCAGCCTGTCGATGTGCTGACGCAGACGCTCGGGATGCTTCGCCCACATCGCCTGCCAATGGGTCGGCTTCTGGTTGAAGTTCGGGTTCGATCTGCGGCCCCGCTTGCGAGGCTGGTCTTGTGGTGCTTGGTGGCTCATGTCTTTTTTGATGTTGCATAAGGGTCACCCTAATTGGCAAGCCCTAAAAGGCGTAAAGCCAATTAAGGGTTAAACCCTTATTCTATTTACATATGTTATCCCCGAAGGGGATACAGTAAATAGGTTCAATGCTACTGTGATGGTTACTGTGATGGTTAATGTGGTGGTTATAACAGTTAATACGCCGTCACAGTACCCATTACATTGATTTTGGTCATTTTACTTCTGGGTATTCAGCGGGGTCGGAGGGCTAAAGCCCCCCCCTCGATTTTGGGCTATAATAGATTTCTTTGGGGGTATTGAGTGGGGTGCTTATCATTACTATTGTTCTCATGTAATGATTAGAAAAATGGCAAAAAACAGCGATTTTTTCATCATTAGTGTTGTGCCTTGGTAATGATGGCCTGGTAACGATGGCGATGGCCTGTGTTGCCTGGTCGTTGTGCCTGGTGGCGTGCCTAGTCTGGGCAGATCGCACAGCACGCCAAGAGAATGGCCTGCGTGCCTCATAGAGGCCACTATGGTGGTGGGCATGACACAGCACCAGCACAGCAGGCCAAGGAGACGCCAGGACGCAGGACGCCACCAGGTAAGGCGACAGGACGCCAGGCAAGGCGATGGCATGGGCAGGCTATAGGAAGGACGCCAGGAGGAGGCCAGACGCCACTCCATAGGGAAGGACGCCACCAGGACGCCAGGACGCCACCAGGCGATCAC